CAATTTTCACCATATAGAGCAGGTATCGACCTTCCGTTTTCCGGTGACTTTACTTTGCGTTTAATTGCTGCAACAAGGCCATTAAGTCAAAAATACAAAGCNATTACTAAGNTAAATCAAAGACTTCTAGAAAGAGATAGNAGTTTTATTAATAAGGAACAAGTGGATGATATTTTAAACTATTTAAANGTNTTAGCCGGAGCGAATAATATCAAAGAATACACAGAACTTTATTCTAAGTCAGAAGATTTTGCAAATNCATTACAAGAGATATATGATGATGATNGCATGGATAGTGTAATTGACAGNGATGTTGCTTCTATATTAGGTTCTATATTTAGGCTATTGGATGAGAAACAAAAGGAGGATGCTAAGTCTACTGGTCTTAATAAATTTAATGGTGTTAATGTTATTTCTGCTTACTCGAAAATAAACAAAGACGACCCTACTGATATTTATGCTATACAGGCACTAGTCGAAGCAATTCGTTCTAGGAAGGGAAATTTGTCTTTTAGAGTTAGAGGTGCGAAAGGAAAAGGAGATAACTTTGATACCAAAAAAGTAAAAGACATTCTCTTCCTCCTTGATAAAGTATCTAAAAGTTCTGTCCAAAGAAAATTACTTGAAGTTCATGATACTTTAAGAATATTAAAATCAAAACCAGTTATTCATTCAATGAAGAATGAAGATAACTTTGACCACATGGATATGATGATTACCAAGATGGAAAACGAATACAATATAGATATGAGTGCAAATGAAATAATTAATATTATTAAGACAGTGGATTCCTTTGAAAATATTGCTAATGATTATGGAGTCGATTCTGAGATTGTTTATGTAGTAAAGGCTAACTTTAGGTGATGTTATGAATAATAACACTACTGAAGAAAGTAAAACTTACACTGATGCTGATATTACTTTTAAGGAAATGTCAGAAGAAGATGCAGTAAAGACTTTTCAAGATGATGGTTATTTTAAATATAAGAAAAGAACCATGCGCTATGGAAAGGACCTCTCAAGAGATTCTAAATGGGCCACTGCTCCGGCAAGAATGTTTGTAGCATTTGATGGTGAAAAACCAGTAGCAGTATGTGGCATAGCAAGGTATAAAGGCAAATCACTTGGCGCAGGGGTACATACAAGAAATGGTTTTACAGGTCGAGGATTATTTGGATTATGTGTTAAAAAAGTTTTATCTGAAAAGAATGGAACTATATACATCAATGTAGCCAATCCTAATTTAGTAGACTCTTTTAGAAGAAGAGGATTTACTGATATGCAAGTTAGTGAACTTCCCGAAGATATTCAAGAAGAACTAAAGGGAACTAAATACGAAGACCAAGTTCAAAAATGGCTAAAATCTAAAGGGATTTGGTTTGATATGGTTAAAAAATCCAATGTAGTTCTAAAAGCAATGTCTAAGTCAGACATGATTTGGATTAGACTGGGTAATTCTATAATGCAAGACAATATACCATTTAAGAACCCTAACAAATATGTAAAGTATTCTAATTTAGGAAGAGATAATAAAAGGGCAATACGGTTTTATTTAGAAACGGGATTAGCCAAACCTAAAAGGAGAAATGAATTTTATCAAAACATACAAGAAGAAATGCTTCGTTCAAGCAATGTCCGATATGATGTTGAAGACCAAAGCCGAGGTGACAAGTAATGGCTGAATTGTGGTTTGAAGAACTTAAAAAGAAACAAGATGCTTGTTATCATAAAGTAAAGAGCCGCTACAAAAAGTGGCCTTCTGCTTATGCTTCGGGTGCTTTAGTTCGTTGCCGTAAAGTTGGTGCAAAGAATTGGGGCAATTCGGTAAAGAAGGCTAATCCTTTGAAAACATGGTTTGAACAAGAAGCAGAAGGTGAAAAGGGACAACCAAAGGTAAAGGGTTGGGTTTCTTGTCAATCTTGTGAAGACGATAAGAAAGGAGTAAAGCCCTGTGGCCGTGAAAGTGCTTCAAAAGGAAAAAAACAAAGATGCAGGGCGACCTGTGCCAAATGTAAAAGTTATCCAAGAAGGAAGGGAAAATCATGAATGAATGGAAAGAGATATTAAAAGCGCATTGCGGTACAGAAAAAATAGGGCCGTTTGAAGACTCCGAAGAAATAACAGATTTTATGAATGTTAGCCCTAAAATGAAAATGGCAAAATTAGAGCGACAAATTCTGAAAGAAATAAAAAAAGAAGGTGGTGCATTAGGTATGAAGAACTTAAAACAGTTTGGTAAGGAAACTGAAATTAAAAGAGCACTATCTAAGTTAGAAAAAGAAGGAAAAGTTTTCATGCACAAGGATGGAGATATTTACACTCATAAACCAAGTAGTAAAAAAAGGGGGCCATTTACTGCATGAGTTGGCATATCATTCTAAAGAATCTAGTTTGTCCAAGAGCAACTCAAGATTTGAAACTCAATACTAAGAATAGAGATAGGGCAGTAAAGGAAAAGTATATTCAGTATGGTCCTCTTAATCTAAACGATGAAAACTATTGGGAAGAATATGCTAAGAAGTGGAATACCACTGCTGATGTTGCTAAGAACTCTAATTGTAGTAATTGTGTTGCATTTGATATATCCCCAAGAATGGATGAATGTATGCCACTAAATACAGATGAAGACGGTCGCTTAGGCTATTGTTGGATGCATGATTTTAAATGCCATTCAGCGAGAACTTGCTACACTTGGGCTAAAGGTGGCCCAATTGATGATGATAAGACTTCTAAAGAAAACCAACTGAGGGGAGAGAAATGAATTGGCAAAGTGTTTTAAAGAAAGATTCCGACTATAAAAAAGGAAAAGGGTATAGGAATGCCAGCCCCGAAAAACAAAAAGAAATAGATAAATTGATGGAAAGGGAGGCTAAGAAGAAAAGGGATTTATTAGTACCACAAATCAAAGCCATGCTAAGAATGCTTGTTTCCAAACACGGTAAAGATTCTAAAGAGGTTCAAGAGTTAGGTGAAAAGTTTATGGCTCGTAATCCAACTGAAAAAGAAATAGATGAGATTATGGCTTACTTTGAAAAATTAGAAGACAAGTCTAGACCACGAACTCCTATGGATGAACTTAAAGAAAGGCAGAAAAGGTCCAAAAGAGAATTAGACTCTAAGAGGGACAAAAGATGAGTTGGAAAGTCATTTTAAAAAAGAAAGACCCTGCTTTGGTTAGGGCTGGAGTTTCCGGTTTTGGTAAGCCAAAGAGAACCCCGAAGCATCCTAAGAAATCTCATGTTGTTGTCGTCAAAGACGGTAAAAAAACAAAAACAATTCGTTTTGGTGAACAAGGCGCAAGTGTCGCAGGTAAGCCGAAGAAAGGCGAAAGCAAAAGAATGAAAGCAAAGCGCAAATCATTCAAGAGCAGACACCGTAAGAATATTAAAAGAGGCAGAACTAGTGCCGCTTATTGGGCAAATAAAGTGAAGTGGTGATATGGAAATAGAAGCCTTTAACTTTGAACATCAAATGGATATGGAGTTATCTCGAAACTCTTTTCCTTATTTTTTTCAAAATGTTTTAGGTTTTATGTTTCCTAAATACCAACAAGAGTGGCTTGAATTAATGAATGATACACAGAGAACTGTTATTGTTTGTAGTCGTGACCACGGAAAATCAGTATTTATGCACAGTTGGGTTGTTTGGAATTTAGTATTCCAAGAGCCTCCATATCAAATGCTATACATTTCATCTAACCAAAAGCAGACAATGGTTCACATGAGGGACATTGATAAAATGTTCACTCACCCAATGCTTAAACAATTTAAACCGGCTAGAGGTTGGGCTATCGGAAATATTACATTAACCAACGGAAATCAAATACTTGAGCGTTCCGTTGGTTCACAGATTCGTGGTCTTCACCCTCAAGAAATTATTATTGACGACCCTTTGAAAGAATTCAGTATGACTGGTATTCAAAAGGTAACCGATTGGTTTTATGGTGACATGATTCCAACACTCCACCACACCGCTTCATTGAGAGTTATTGGAACTCCCTTCAGTTATACAGATATTTATCAACAACTCGAAGAGAATCCTGCTTATACAGTCCGAACATATCCTTGTTTCAATGCTCTCAATGAACCCCTATGGCCTGAAAGATGGGACTATGATGCTCTTATTGCAAGAAAGGCAGAAGTTGGCTCATTAATGTTCACACGGGAATATCTATGTGTTCCTATATCAACAGGTACTTCTTTATTCAATCCTGACTATTTAGAATTAGCAAAGAGTAAAGAACATATTCTCAAACCCCATCGTCGTGAAGGCTACAAGTATTATGTCGGGGTTGACCCTGCTATATCAACAGATGGAGATTACAATGTTATTACTGTTTTAGAAGTTGATGAACACGACAATAAAACAATTGTATTCATTGACCGCTCTAAGAATGTGGAGTTTAGGGAGAACATTGAAAAGGTTAGGCTAATTGGAAAGATGTTCCATCCCGAAGTTGTTCTCTTTGAAACAAATACATTCGCTAAATCATTTACACAGGAGTTGAGAAATGTAAGTGATTTGAATGTCCACGACTTCAATACTACTCGAAAGAAGAAGGAAGAGATTATTCTAAGTCTTCAAATGAATTTTGAGAATAAAAAGATTAACCTACCTTATGGCAATGAAGAAAGCAGAAGAGTTTCAATGACATTACTTGAAGAATTGTCTATGTTCGCTATCACCGAGAAGGGAAAATTTGAAGGAATAGGGGCGCACGACGACATGGTGATGAGCCTTGCCTTAGCGAATGCCGCAACGCATACTATGAGTGAAACCTTCATACTGCTTGACGATTTAGGACTGTTTGAGCCGCCTACCACTAACAAGTATAAGCGGAATAGTGGCGTAATAGGTATGAATTTTTGAGGTAGTTATGATGGTGACAGAACAAGATTTAATTGATTCAAAAGATGAAATTGAAGAATTGGAAGATTTACAGGAAGAAAAGAAACCTGTTGTCCAAGCGTTAAATGATGTGGGCATTGAACTTAAATCAATAACTGATTATGTTATGTCAGATTATGAAGCAATTACTACTCTATCTAAAAATTTAAACATAAATGCCACAGAAGCCAGAAAGCAATTAACTTTGTTTCCAAGACAGTATGTTGTTGATGGTGAAAATATTCCGGATTTAGTTAAGAAAATGCGAAGGGCTAGAAGAAAACTAAAAGGTCAAGATAGGCTAAGAATGGCTAAGGCTATTGATACAGTTATTGATGGTTATTCTGACCATATTTCTAAGTGTATTGATTCTATTTATTGGTTAACTCCTTATAAAGAACCTTTGCTTAAGATGAGGTTCAATGAAAAAGATTTAATGAAATTACATAAAATAGATGATGTTAATTCTAGAAGGAGAGTAGTTGATTCTCTTTGTAAATTTTGGGAATATGATTTGAAGAAAACTGATATGGTATATAGTAAAGAATATTCAGCACTGGAAAAAAGTTGCAGATTAGCAAAGAAAGATTTTAGGGCTGAAATAAAAACAATTTCTGACCAATCTTTAGCAAAATCTAAGAAAGAAAAGGTTTTAAGTTTTATCAATACTGAAATTAGAAAAAGTCCCGGAATTGGAATTAGACAATTACATGAGCGGCTACCTACACAATTAAATAGAAGCACAACTACAAATATGATTTCAAAAATGATTAAAAAGTTAGATGTGGCAGTAGTCAATGGTGGATATTATAGTATGCCTAGTGATATAAAGAAAAATATTTGGGCCTATACTGCTGCATTTATTGATTCAGATGGCTATATTACTATGGATAGGAACCATAACCCAAGAGTAGGTTTAATCGCTACGGGAGATAGAGGTCGTGCATTTATGGAAGAAATGCATAAGTCTATTGGTTTTGGTAAATTGCACTTAAATCAAAAGTCACCACAAGACACTCGACCAGTACAAAGATTAAATTTTTATTCACAAGAACATGTTAGTGATTTATTGACTAAATGCTTACCACATTTTAGACTAAAGAAAGGAAATGCTAAACTTTTATTAGAATTAATACGAATGAAAAAGTCTTACAAAAAACAAGAATGGTATAAGCCTCGGTGTGATGAAATTTTTAAATTAATGAAGTGGGAAAATCATAGAGACCATGTTGGTTTTGATTGGTTGAAAGAAGGAATATACTTAGATGATATTCAAAAATACAGAGACAATTGTAAAATGAGTGCTATGGATTCTATGGAACAAGTCGGTACTGTCTTAAAAAGACAACCTTCTAACTTCTATGCTAAATATATGAGAGAAACTAGAGAGGCTATGAATAAAACGGATATGCCCGATGAAATGGAACAACAAGTTCTTTCTTTCTTAGAAGCAGGTAAGAAATCAATTCAAGCGGAACTAGAAGGAAATGTGCCTTTTATGTCACCTGCCTTTATCAAAGAAAGAATTGAAGAAATTTTAAGACAGTACGGAATAAGTGAAAGACAACGCTTTGAACGAAAAAATGCTATGGTGTGATTGAATGAAGCATATTTATTGTGGTAGGTGCTATACTACTTCTTCTCGCAATTTGATGCCTTTTGGTTTTTGTAAGCCATGTTGGGAAAGAAGAAAACTTGTGAAAATGACAGTCGAAGAGTATATAGCAGAAGAGAAACCTGCTAACCAATAGGGGTGTAAGTGTGGCTGACGAAAGAAGACGATTCTCTTTTACTAACTTATTTAGGCGTTCAACTCCTAAACCTGCCGATAGACAGATATTCAATATGGGTATTCAAGAACGGCAGAATAACTACATGATGACAGCACCCATCATTTATTCCATGGTTCAACAATCTGTTATTGTTAGAACTTGTATTACTCAATTGAAACAGGAAGTATATCGTAGGGGATATGTTTGGGAAAAAGCATTTGAAGCAATATGCAACAATTGTGGAAAAAAACACAAAAGACCCGTTCAACAATGTTCTCGTTGTGAATCAGAAGACCTAAGAGTTCCTGATGTTAAACAACTACAATTCGCTGAGAAGTTTTTGGAAGGATATGTTAATCCCTCGGAACAACTATTCATTGATGTATTAAAAGAACTTGAGGATGATTTGAATACTATGGATGATGCTTACATTGTTCTAGTAAAGGAATACTTTTTGGATGGTAATGGTAAGATACGAATGCATCGCATTAAAGAAATTTATCGTGGCGACCCTGTGACCATGTTTATTTATGCTGATGAAGATGGAGTTAAGGGAACAAAAGGATTTACTTGTTTAAATCACAGGAGTATGTTATCAACAGAACCTTATGCAAAATGTGAATCGTGCGGTTCGGATATGAAACCTGTTCATTTTGTAAATAGAGCAAATGGTGAAGACCAATACTTCTTAGAAGGAGAAGTGTTGCACTTTAGTAAATACAGCCCAAGTCGCCTTTATGGTTTCTCCCCAGTAATTACATTATACAATCACATTATGACTCTTATTGCTATGGAGAACTATGTTAATTCCGCCTACACTAAGAGCAGAATGCCAAGAGGTTTATTGGCGGTTCAAACTCGAAACATGGATTCGATGAGAGCGTTTTGGCGAGGCGTAAAAGAAAAGATGGAAGCCGACCCTCACTTTATTCCTGTTATGGGTATTGAAGCAGAAAATGGAAAGGGTGCTGTTGAGTGGATTAAGTTCATGGACAGCCTTAAAGAAATGGATTACATTTCAGTCAAGGATGATTTAAGAGATAGAATTTCTGCTTTCTATGGGGTTAGTAAAGTATTCATGGCTGACAATACTACGAGTGGTGGTTTGAATAACGAAGGTATGCAAATTCTCGTAACTAATCGTGCCGTTCAAATGGCACAGAATGTTTATAATAATTATGTTTTTCCATATTTAACAAAACAATTTGGCATTACTGATTGGGTTTTAAAATTACCTCCATCGGAAGAAGAAGACGAAATTGCAGGTCTTCGTAAAAGAGAGATTGAAGTTAATATTGCTGCTTCAATTAAAAACTTAGGCTTTGAAGTGGATATGGATGAAGATGGTCAATTTACATTTAAAAAACCAGAACCAGTTGAACAACCGGAACAACCAGCAGAAGGTGAAGAAGGAGCAGGTGCAGACCCATTAGCAGGTTCTAATTTAGACCAAAGAGATTTAGACGAACAAACAAGAATGTTCGCAGAAGGGGGAGGTTCTAAACCCCAAGAAAATCCACCGGCCACAAGGAATAAAGCGAGGAACGAAGTAGGACCGGATAAGCGCATGACGGGATTACCTGCCGAAGCAGGAAATCAAAATGTTGATTCAAGAACAGAAAGAAGAGTTGGTTAATATGACAGAAGATTTAAAACAAAAAGAAATGCGATTGAAAAAAGAATTAGCGAGAGTTAAGGCTCAAAATTCTGCCGAAAGAAGAACCACTACAAAAAGCCGTGATTTTTCAGTTGGTGGACTACCGCCCGATACTTCACATAAAGCAATAAGAACCTCTAATGATGTTCCTGATGTTATTTTGCCACCATCTAAGCGTCGTGGTAAGAAAGAAAACATTCCTTTTTGAGTTGATTTAAATGGTTTTTCTAAAGGCTCAACTTTCTGGAAGGGAAGATGATATTGAATTTTTGATTAAGTGTGTTGTTGAACATATTGAATCGGATATTGCAAAGAAAGAACCTGCTGCTATTCCTACTGGAAAAGAAGATACCCCTAAGTATAAAAAGGAAAGGCCAGATAAACCTAAAGATTCTGAAAGGGTTAAAACTTCAGCAGTTTCTCGTAGGACGAAAATAGTTGAACCTAAAAAAGAAAAACTTTCACCTAAAGTAAAAACTATTCTAACAGGAGAAGAAATCTTTGGAAAATTAAATACAAAGAAGAATCTTAAAGAATTAAAAGAATTATTAAATCAACCTAAAACTAAAAAATATTTGGATAGGCTTAAAAAACCAATTGCCACCATAAACCTTGATAAAAAATTAGTGGATAAAAAAGGCCCAAGGTATGATGAAGTAGTACGGGACTACTTACAATCCGATGGTGAAGGTAAAACTACTGAAGTCCATGCTTATTTAATTGAGGCATTAAGAACTTTATTGAATGATACAGAAGACGCAAAACTTAAGAAACCCATTCAAAAAATAATAAATGTCATTGAGGCTAAGGATGAACAAATTATTGAAAATATAAAAAGACTAAATAAATTAGGTACAGGAAGTAGGAAGTATTATAGATATGATAAAAATGCTTCAGCAATGGTTAATCAAAAAACTAAAAAAGTGTATTCCGACATAAAGAAGGTCTTTGACCTCCTAGATAAAAAACTGATAAGTAACAAAGATGATGAAGAAAAAACATTAGAGATTTTAAATCCGTTATTTAAATTTGGAGAAGATTTCCTTATTGCAGTTCTTCGTTTAATTGATATGAAAGCAAGTACGGAAACAATTGAGAATGAATTTCCTAAAGAACTTTTCATTGAAGGGGAAATGTCCGGCGAACCTGATTATGCGGGTACTGGTTCGTCGGAAGGAAGAAAGAAAGAAAGAAGAGGCGTTGAAATTTTAAGTGAAAGAAAATTACCAGACGCAAGAAGAGGCGCAAAGGGACTTCTTTCTCGTACAGATGCAGAAGGAGAGTTCGTTGGATTAGAATCGTATTCATCTTCAAGAAGAAAATATACTGAAGAAGATAAAAAAGAAGGGAAAATCCCCGATGGCTATAAAGTTGGCGATAGAAAACCAATACTAGGACCATCAAGAGATGCTGGAGATAACCCCTTCCCTCGTTCTAAACTTAAAAAGGCGATGATAAACGCATTCAATCTAATTGATTTCTCAAAAACAAATAGAGGATATAAAATCATTATAAGAACTACCCCATATAATAAAAATACTGAAGGTATTAAAGAAATGGAGGATAACATTGTTTCTATCTCTAACAAATTAAAAGATGCTAATTTCAAGAAAGAAATTGGTGTTGATTTATTTACCTACATTAAAAAGTATGCTTCTATTGCTAATCCAAAGTTAGCCAGCAAGGACTTTGAAGATTCTGATAAAAAGAAAGAGTATAAGGAAAGTATTCAATCTTATATGGCTGGAAAATTAAAAGAAATTAACGCAGAACAAAAGAGTAAAAGAAAGGTTGCTAAATTCCCAAAGGCTTTGGTTGCTCAGTATGAAAATTTAACTATTGATATTATTAAAGATTTGAATAAGTTTTATGAATTTACTATGAGAAAAAAAAGTATTCAAGTCCAAGAAGGTAATTTACAAAGAGTTAAGGGTGACTTCAAAGGTTTTCCGGTAATTCTTGCTATTAGAGAGGGGCCAAGTGATTTAGGAAAAGACCTAAAAGAAATTGTTGATGATGCTAAGAACCTAGCAACAGAAGAAAAGGAAAGATTAACTTTGGAAAATCTAAAAGAGTTTGAAGAAGCGGAAGAATTATTAGAGGAAACTGAAGCAAAATTAAATAATATTGCTTCTAACCTTAAAGCCGAAGATGTAAGGGCGCAAATAAAAATTATCAAGGATTTTATTAAATTCATGGAAAGAAACAAAAAAAAGTATCGTCAAGTCTTAACAAAAATAGAAACTATGGTTCCAAATGCTAATGATTTCCCCAAACCAAGAAGAGGAATGAGTGGTAAAGAATTCCCAGATGAACCTGCAAAACAATCTTTCTTTGAAAGAGTTAAGAAAACATTACAGATTAAAAAAGACATAGAAAGTAATATTTTTAAACAGTTGAGTAGATTTTCAGCAATTTTGAATTTAGAATTATGGCAATTTGAGGAATATAATGAAAAGTTTGATGCGTTTTTAAATTCTTTACCGGATGAAACAAGCATAGGGAATATTGATGCATTTACAATGGATGATAAACTATTACAAGAAATGAAAGACGGCCAGTATAAAGAACTCTTTGATGCATACACAAAAACACACAGGGACGATTTTGCGCCTCTTATGGATTTAGATACTGATATTCGTATTCTTTTGAATAAAGAAAAAAGACTTAAGAAAAAACTACAAACTATTAAAACTATAACACAAGAGGAAATTTCTGAAGCAAGGGAAAAGGAACTCCTTTTACAGTTCTATGAAGCAAGACACGCTAAACTAAGCGGTAAAAAGGTTAAGCCTGATGCACTGTTTGATAAATTGCTCCAATCATTTAGGCAAAACCCACTACTCGATGAAGATGGAAACCTAATAACAGCAATTCCAGATATTGCAAAATATTTAGAAGAAAAATATGACAAATCTAGTTTATCTGAAGAAGAACTGGAAGAGTTTATGACTTCAATAGAAGAATATAAAGAAGGTAAGGAGGAAGAAGAATGAGTTGGGATTATTACGAAGAGAATAGGGAGTTTATATTAGAGGCTGAAAATAGAGAGTTTATATTAAAGGCTGAAAAGAAACAACAACCAAAGGAACTGCTTAGTTCATTAGGTCCGAAAGAAAAAAAGAGATTAAAGAAAGTCCTGCAATCTGCACAACCTACTGAATTTTTCGGAAAAGACTTTACTCAAATGGGTGAGTTAATTGATGTTCTTAAGACATTACAGTTGGTTAAAGATGATAGTAAGTTGAATAAAAAGATGAAATCAATGGATGAAAGGAACATTGATATAGTGGCTTCTGCTACTGAACTTCGTAAGGACTATGAGTTGCTATATCGGCAATTAAGAGATTTAGTTTATCCTAAGAAGAAAAAAGGTGATGAGAAGTGACTGACCAAAATGTTGAACTACTTGCCATCCTTAAGGCATTAACAGAAAAAATTGAAAACTTAGAAAAGACTGTTTATCATCAAGATAACTTATTGATGAAGTCTGGCTTAGTTGTTGCTCAAAGTCCAAGTCCAAAAATGAATAATGGTGGAGTTGGTGCTTCATCTGTTGGTGATGTTGGAAGTATGGAATGGTCCGATATTCACAAAATGGTCGAAAAAGTAGGTGGACAATAATGCCAGAAAAAGTAACAAGACAAGAAAAAATAATCGAACTTGCTATATTGAAAGCGAGAGAAACATTGGAAGCCTTAAGAGATGGTGAAGACACTAAACTAGATATAGTTAAACTAAAGCGACCAAAGGCAAAGACTTCTAAGCATGGCATTAAGCAGAATCAAATTCACGCTAATGCTGGTGGAGAGACTTTTACAAGTGGTAAAATTAAAAAAATGTCAAATGATGAAATACGGGCTAAGGTTTATTATTCTCAAAAATTAGTTCATAAACTGGATGCTCAAATCAAAGCAAAGGAAGAGGAATTTAAGGGTAAAAAAATGACTCCCGAACAGAAAACAACTCTTAAATTAATGAAAGCAAGAGTGGAAGCATTATACGGAGCATTAACTCTTATGGTTGGCCAAAAATACAAAAGAGACAACGATGATGAAAAAATGGCTAAGGCAAATGAGGCAACTGATAGAACAGAAGACCCTAGAGATGTTAAATTTACAGAAGAAGAACAAAAAAATGCAAATGCAGTTCTTGAAAAAATAAATTCAGTGATTAGAGACATTACATCTAAATTACTTACTGCGACTACCAAACAGTTAGGTAAATACGAAACAGATTTGAAAGAGGCAGTTTCTGACTTAAAGGAAATCTCAAAGTATTTCGGAAGAAGTTCATAGGTGAAATAAATGGCTTATCTTCTTGAAAAAGATAAGTCCACATCGGATGAAATTGTTCGCTTATTTGAAAAAGTAAGAGTGGCTTATCTATCGGCTCGCACTGACCCTAAAGAATACGGGTCCAAGTGGAGAAAAGCAATAGATAGCATTACAGAAGCGTATGAAAATAGTAATGAACTTTCTAATGAATTAAAGAATTTTATTGAAATTTCTGATTTAGAAGCAGACGATGTTAAAGACCCTCAATCACAAAATGCCGAGAAAATTTTCAATGGCATCAAGAAACTTCGGTATTCTTCCGAATCAGTAGCAGACCCATTTGCCAAAAGATTCAAAGGTGAAGTGCTTGAAGCATTACTTTCTTCATCTGGCAACATGGTTAAATTTGTTCACTATGCTATAAGAGAAGACAGTAAAGCCCTATCTCCAGACATTTACGCTGTTAAAGACATAAAACCTGATGATATTACAGATGGCCTTCAAGGACTTGACCTAGAAGTGGACGATATAGACCTCTATATTATCGAGCATTACGGTGATGGAAAAGATTCAAACAAAGTCAAATCTAAAGTAAAGGCTGCTATGAATATATTAGAGTTAATTTTCTTATCTAAAAATGAAAAAAGTGATTGGGATATTTTAGAAGACATAGAAGGACTACCTGTTAAGAAATCAGAAAAAGAAAAATCAACGGAAGAAAAGTCCGAATCAGATTTTATTGTTCCAAATAAACCAATGTACCGTATATTTGAAATAGAAGATATGAACGAACTCAAAGGATTTACTGGAGAATATTATGTTCAAGAAAAATATGATGGGCTTCGTATTCAAATGCAAAAAATAGATAAAAAAATCAAAGTCTATTCTTTCGATGGTAAAGATATTACATCTAAGTGTAAAGAACAAGTTGAAGAACTAAAAAAGAAGCACTTTGGGGATTGTATATTAGATGGTTCTTTAATGTTATTTAAAGGAGAAGAACACCAAAATAGGGCTGAAACAATAGCCCATGTATTTGATAACAAAAATCAAGATGGTATTTTAAGAATGCACATTTTTGATTTGTTAAGACATAATGAAAAGTCATTATTAGAAGAACCTTTAGAACAAAGAATGACATTAATTTTCAATAATTATTCAATTCATTCAAGTGAGATGTTAGCCTTCCCATCGAAGAAAGATACTCGTTTAGCAGATTCAATTAAAGATATTGAAGAATATTCAAAAACTATTATGGATATGCCAACAGCAGAAGGTGTTGTTATTAAAGACGCTACTTCCACATATTATGTTGGGACTAAGAAAAATCCTAAATGGATTAAATGGAAGAATTTTGTTGATTTAGATTTGATTGTTCTTGATAAAAAATCATCTAAGGGTAATTATTCCTATACTTTAGGGGCAGGACCAGCCGAAGGTGAAGGTAAGAATTATCAAACAATAGAAGGTAAAACCTATATGGTTGTTGGAAAGGCACTTAACACCAAAATATCTGCTGACTTAGGAAGCATTGTGAGAGTCAAAATAGACCAAGTTAAGAAAGAGGGCGAGAGATACATTGTTCATTCAGCAAAGGTCATTGAAATACCGGAAGCCGTACACCCCGATAAGTTAGTCACCCTTGAACTACTTGCTAAAGATGAGAAGAAATCACTAAATTACAATGTGGAAGCATTGAAGAAAGGAATTGTAGTCACAGACCATATTCACGGAAAAGCATCTATTTTGATTAAAAGTGATATGGATGGATTTACTATATATGGCTTCGAAGAAGATAACTTGATGGCTAAAAATGCATTAGTTGATTTGGACCTTTGGAAAACACAAGCGGAAGAAATTATGAAAACTAAACAATCTCGATTGACTGTTGCCGGTTTCCAACATATGAAAACAACAGGACCAAAAACAATCAAAGAATTACATAATCATTTAGTTAAAAATCATAAAGATTTATACGAAGACATTCTTGAGAGCAAGTTTGATAAACTTAAGGATTGGATGAAACAAAGAGATGGGATTTCTTATGATGAGAAGACTAAGAAACTTTATTCTGAAGATGATAAAATAATGCAAGAAGGTGATATTCTTAAGGAGTATAAAACACCAAAGGAATATCAACAAGGTAATTTTAAATTATATCTAAGAGATGATGATAATCTAAATTTAGTTATTAAACTAAAAGATGAATCAATTAATTGGTTAATTGATTTAGAAGACGATGGCGATATATTTGAGTTGTTTGGTAAAGCAGGTAAATTCCCCGCTATGGTTGCTAATAACATATCTAAGCGAAAAATCATTGATGAAGGCGAAGTTAGATTAGGAGTGCAAAAACATGGTTATCATGAATATTTCTTGGAAGGAAACAAATTTGAAACTAAGTTTAACATAAGAAAGATAAAAGTGGAAAACAAGGATATGTGGTTAGCATGGTCCGGTTATAAACAAAGTCCTGCTGATGAGAAAGATGATGCAGGTTTGTGGAATATCTATGAGGATAGGAACAAAGAATTGCCCCTGCCTGAGAAGTGAGGCGAGTCTATTATATACTCAAAGTGATTAGGAAGGTTTGAGGAAACATGGCAACAAGTGTTATGGCGACAAGGAATGATGATTTCACCATTCTGAAGAGCAACGACGACTTGATGATTGGTGGGTATGCAAGTATTGAAATCGTGGACAAACAAAACGATTTGATTACATTAAAAGCATTACAAGAATCAGTAATAAAGTTCATGGAAGACTCAAAGTTTAGAAATGTAATGACTAACCACTCAAATGTTCAAGTCGGTGAAGTTGTAGATTCATATAGAGATAAAACTGGAAAATTATGGAAATCCGAAGTTGATGATGTTGGATTCTTTGTTGTAATTAAATTAAGGGACGACATTGAAAAAGCAAAAGAAGTAGGAAGAAACATTCGCAAAGGGTCATTAAGGTCATTTAGCATTGGTGGACAGGCATTACAAAAAGTAAAGAAAAGCCACAACGAATTAGGGGAATATAACGAAATTAGTAAGTTAGAACTCCACGAAGTTACAATATGTGAAAAAGGAATTAACCCCGAAGCGAAATTCGATATTTTAAAACAAGATATAGGAAGTGAAAAAATGAGCGAAAAATTAGAAAAAGCACTGAGCGAGTTAGACACTCTTCTCGAAGAAGTTAATATGCTTCGTAAGGAAGAAGAAGAGAATGCTGACGATAACAAAGACGAAATGGAAGCATTTGAAATGGGCGAATACCAAGATGTTGAAGAAGAAAACATGCAAGAAGAAAACATGACAGAAATGGCAGATTCGGAATACAAAGACTTTGAAGAAACAGATAAAGCATACCTTCGTACTCTTGATGGCGCAGGAAACCAAATTGGCGAACCTGCTGACCGAATCGTGATTAACAACGGTAAGCCGACTTCTTCGGATATGCCCGTAGTTAAAGCATTCAACAACAATGAATTTGATTCTCTTGATTTGAGTAATTCAAACATTGAGAAGGCTTACTCCGCTTTCCGTGAGGAACAACTCGAAGCACTTGCTTACGATAACCTCCGAAAGTCCTTTGAGTCCCGATTTGCTTCGGAACGCAACAACCGTGAGAACATTCTCGCAAAGTCACAATATGATGCCGCAAGTGAAATTACTTCTCTTAAGGAAGAATTTACTCAATTGCGAAAGTCTTTGACAGCCGAGAAGGATTCAATCATTAAGGCTCAACAAGAATCAACTATTACCCTCCCATCAATGAACGACCTTGCAGAAATGGAATGGTCCGACATTCACAAGATGGTGAACAACATTTGAGGTGATTTGAATGACAGGATATATTAACACAATACGAGATTTAGAAGCACAAACATACGGAATTAACAACTTACCTGCTGGTAATGCTCTTTTGAAGCAAGCAGGTATGATTGGCGGTATTCATACCGGCCACGACGGTTCTCCGGCATTGTCCGGTTCAGCCGTTGGTGATGTTTCCGCATTATACAACATCGTTTATGGACAAAAGGTTTGGTCTATGCTAAACCGAGAAGTCAACGCACTATCAATGATTGCAAAGCGACCTTACTCTTCGAGTGGATGGCGAGTTCTTAAGAGCCGACCTGCTGGTGGAAGTGGAAACTTATTCGCTGTTGATGCAAGCGGAACAGAAAACCTTGCTGAATTAGGTTCGGATTCTCCAAGAGCAGATATGATTGGTGGTGTTCCTGAGAATGCGGCCCTTTCAACGGCACAAGATGGATTAGGCCCAATTGCTCCAACCTATGCTCAATTAAACATGAGTCCAAAGGTCGTTGCACATCAATTCGATTTCAGCGAACTTGCTATGGAAATGGCACAGATTGATGATGGAATTGGCGATATTCGAGCGCAAATGCGTGAAGATATGGGTAAGCACCACGCAGAAGTTCAAAACAAGATGCTTGTTATGCCTTTGGAACATTACGGTGAAGTCGCCGCTATGCCTAACATTGGAAACAATTATTCATCATTGTTGAAGGTTATCACATCAAGAGCAGAATTACTCCTAATTGATGGTGGAGTTCTCGCAACTGATACAACCTCCGCTTCTAACGCATTAGGTAAGATTTACGGTAGTGAGCGATTTACTGCCGCTTCTTTCCTTGATGCAGAAGTTGATTTCGGTACTGATTACACTGCTGGAAATGTTCGCCAATTGACGCTAACTCTATTAAACAACATGGTTCGCAACCTACGACTTGCTGGTGGTTCACCAAAGGTTATTCTAACTGGATATGATACCATTCAAGCACTTGCTGACCTATTGCAAAGCCAAGAGCGATTCATGGACCGAAAGGAAATTGTTCCTACGGTTAATGGTGTTCGTGGAACAAAGGGCGCAGAAGTTGGATTCCGTGTGGCAACATACTACGATATTCCATTGATTCCTGTTAAAGACATGACTTCAACAGGTGCGGCTTCAACCAAACTAAGTGATATGCTTTTCCTTGATACAGACCATTTGTGGCTTTCTGTTATGAAACCAACTCAATACTTTGAAGATGGTATCGCTAACGGAAATCCATTCGGTGTTGGAACATTGGGCAATCGTGCTCTTTACCGAACTATTGGTGAAGTGGGTTGTTCTTTCTTCAAGGGTCAAGGAAAGATAACAAACATACAATGAGGTGATTTATTATGGCAAAGACACAAGTAATATTAGGCGAGATGAATTTAGAAGGCAACCGAAAGATGGCCTTTGGAACGATAACAGAAGATGCGGCAACAACCGAGTTAATTTTAACTGGTTGGACTACCGTTGAAATTATGACTACTAGCCCTATGGGTAATGGAGTTAGAGCGGCAAATGCAGCAACTCATTCAATTGATGAAGTATTCCCTGTTGAGGCGGTTGTCACGGCGGGCGTTAAAGCAGACCATGTGACACTTACATTGGATATTGTTTCCGATGAAGTGTTAAGTTGGATTTGTATTGGACAGTGAGGTGTTTTAATTGGCACTAGCATTTACAACAACTTTATTGCCCGACCATAAGGGCAATACACGACCAAAGGCAGTTGGTGATGAATATGTCGTTGATGCTTTAATTGATGTGACTTCCCATGTAGCGGCAGGGGCAACAATTAACGCTTCCGACCTCGGATTATCATCAATTCATTGTGTGACAATTTGTGGAACTGAGGGTGCAAACGCTCATGTTCCATCAATTCTTACATCAGCAACAGGAACCTATACATCAACAAGTTCATTTAAGTTGATGTTCACGGCTTTAGACGGAACAAACGCTACGGTTGCTAATGATGGCGACCCTGCGTGTGCTGTCCGAGTTCGTGCTTGGGGCCTTATTTGAGGTGAATTGAATGGTGACAGTTCGATTAAGTGATAATTCATCAGTTCGTCGGCTTTACATCAATCCAAAACAAGAGATTACAAGGGAAGAAGGGGTAGCCGTTCCGCTAAAATGGGCGGCTATCCGTCTTTCTGACCCTAATCTTTTCTTTACCTTTGATGAAGAAGACAAAGAAGAATTGTCCAACCTAAATGAAAGGTTTTTAGGAATACTTTCTAAGGAAATGGGTAAAGAAAGTCTAACTAGCAAAGAAATGTTAGAAGAACTTTTACCTACTCCTAAGAAAACAATACTTCCGAAGTCACCACTTAAGAAAACTAAGGCTGTAAGTAAGTCAAAGTCTTCTTTAAAGAAGTGATTAGACCGACACATTAAATAGGCAGGGCAAACCTGCTCTAAATAACGAAGGTGATTCAATGGTAACAGGTTGCAGAAGTAGTGGCGTTAAAACGGCAAGTGCCTTAATTGTTAGTGGTCAAGCAAAATTGGTTTCAATCCATGCTTGTTCTGTTGGTGCGCCAACAGTAATTAAGGTCTATGACAATACAGCCGCAAGTGGAAAAGAAGTAGCGAGATTAACGCTACAACCTGACCAAGTTATAGAATTTGATATGCATGGAGTATTGTGCAGAAATGGAATTTATTTGGAAGAAGCCTCCGGTGCTATGGAAGTTTCTATTGAATTTGCTTGAGGTGATTTAATGGCGGCATTAAATAAAGATACTCGTTTAGTTATGACAATTCTTTTTGTCGGGACTATCAGTGGAGCAAATGTATATTTCTATTCGTCTTATGGAGTTAGTTTCCCATATACACCACTTGCACATTCAGTCCTATTTGGTTTGATTACTGTTGGTGGAATAATGGTTATGAAGGCGTTATTTGATTTATCGCTTAATGATAAGATTGAGATTAGATTACTTGACAGACAGATTGAAGCACACTTTCAGCGTGTAGCAAGAGAACAACAAATTAAACAGAAACTTCGTGAAAGTATGAAACAATACGGAGTTAATAAAAGGGAAGCATGGAATAATACTTTCTCTTCCGAAACCCCAACCGCTTCATTTGAAGAAAGCCAAATACCAAATGAGTTTTTGGCTACTATTCAACAATGAGGTGAATTAGGTGGTTATTAGCGATTTAATGGGTTTCTCCGACTCCGATTACGCTTATAATCAACAAAGGGCGCATTCTGCTGATATGTTTTTTGTTAAAATGAGAATGTGGTTTTGGGGCGGTT